GATTTGACTGTTGCTAGACTTGGATTAGCAGGACAACATGTTTAAAAAAGATAAATACTTAAAAATATACATAGAGAGTCGAATGAATGGCTAGAAAGAACTCAAATCTAATCACATCAGTCAGTGCTACTATCGCAGATAGATCTATTGGCATTGACAAATTGACTGTGGGCGGATTTACTCAGAGAAGAACACTGAATGCCGGTGAAACAGTCATTGCTAATCTGGATACGATTCAGACTGTCGATGATTTTACTGAGGTTTATAAGAACGGTGTACTGTTAAAGAATACCACAGATTATACCATCGACTCTGATAATGGTATTACACTGACATCTGCAGCAGATGCGAATGATGAAATTACTATTCGCTCTATGGTAGATAACATTGCAACTACTGTTCCAGATGGATCAGTAACATCAGCTAAGATTGCAAGTGAAGCAGTAACATCAGCTAAGATTGACGGCACAGTAGCATCAACAGGAAAGGCGATTGCTATGGCAATTGTATTTGGAGGTTAAATAAATGGCAGTAAATATTGTCAATGTAGCAAGTATTAATGGTAAGACAGATGCAAAATCTATTGCATCAAATGACTCTGCTGAGTTTGCAATTAATACCAGCGCAACAGATGTATTTAAAGTAAATACAATTCTGATCTCGAATCAGGCAGATTCCGCTGGTGATGGTGGTGCAGCATTAGTAAATGTCCTTTTCAGAGATTCTTCTGTAGATTATAATTTTATTAATGATGTAGAGATTCCGCTTAAATCCACATTGGATCTTTTAGGTAGTTCAATCTATATCAATCAAAATCAAAGCATCGCAGTACAATCAGATTCTAGTGCACTGAATGTTTTGGTAGCATATGAAGATATTAGCTAACGATGGGACGTAAGTATATTGGCGGCATCATTGGGGCCAGCCCGTTGGTCGATGCGTCAGTCAGCATTGACTACCTCGTAATTGCTGGCGGCGGTCAAGGCGGTCGGGGTACGTCTAACAACAACATCGGCGGCGGCGGCGGCGGTGGCGCTGGCGGATACCTTACAAGCTGGTCAGGGTCTACCGGCACCGAGACCTCTGGCGGCGGCGCTGCTGCTGGTAACGCTCTGACGTTTACGTCTGGCACTTCTTACGAGATCGTCGTGGGCGCAGGCGGCTCGGGTACCACCACCAGCATCTATAATGGCGCTGCGGGCGCTGATAGCGTAATCAGGGTTCAGAGCGGGTCAGCGCTAGTCACTGCGACAGGCGGCGGTTTCGGCGGCTCTGGGGTGTCTAATAATGATACTGTTAATAATCGTACTGTAGGCGGGGGTGGTGGCTCTGGCGGCGGTGCTGGCGGTGATGATATTTCCACGACTTATACTGGCGGCTCTGCAACCAGCAGCCCAAGCCCAACGCAAGGCTATGACGGCGGTGATGGCAGACATTTAAGCGCCGCATATCTCTTAGGTGGTGGCGGCGGCGGTGCTGGCAGTGCTGGCGGAGATTATGTTGCCTCTTCTTCTGGTGGTGCAGGTGGTAATGGTCTCGCCTCGACAATTACTGGAAGCAGTGTACCTCGCGCTGGCGGCGGCGGTGGCGGCGGCGATGCGACATCTGGATACGCTGGCGGGTCTGGGGGCAGCGGCGGGGGCGGCAGCGGCGCTTCTGCTGCGAACACGGGTGGCGTCGATGCTTCTGCGCACACCGGCTCCGGCGGTGGCGGCGTAGCGTTTAAGACCAGCAACACTGCTGCTGTCTACGGTGGCGTTGGCGGCGCTGGCACAGTGATCCTGCGCATTCCTGCTTCGGCTGGTTACTCGCAGGCACAAATGAAGAGGGATCTAAGCACCACCACGGGCGTCACGTTCAGCACGCAGGGCGGCGACCTTGTAGCTCGGTTTGAAACAGACACGTCTAGTTCCCCGGCTGGGGTGACGACAACGTGGATGTGGACCCCAACATTTTAAGGATAAACAATGGCTAAAATACTTAGAAGAAGTGGCGTGTTTAACCTTGGGTCTCTTGGGGGCGATGGCCCGGATACAGTGTTAGATGCAGACTTTGATAGTGTAGTTCTGTTGCTGGATGGTGAGATTACAGATAAATCTTCTTCAACACATACAATTACAACAAACGGTGATACTCGAGTAGATGCCACAGTTAAAAAGTTTGGTAGTGGGTCTATTGAATTTGATGGTGCTACTGACCATCTGAGTGCAACTTCAAGTTCTGATTTTACATTTGGTACTGGTGATTTTACTATCGAGGCTTGGGTTAAGTTTCGTAACGGTGCAAGTGATAGAGACATGACTCTATTTGATAACGGAACCGTAAACACTCCTGGTCATTTATGTATTTTTGCAGATGTTAATAATTTATATTGTAGATTTGGCCCTTCTTCTGCCAGCTTGAACACTGCATGGACAACTTTAGGAATGTCCAATAATAACTGGAATCATCTTGCTATCGTAAGAGATAGCGGGACTTGTAGGGTTTTTGTAAATGGTGTTCAAAAAAACTCAGGTACAAGAAGTGAAAACCTTACCGCTACTGGTTGTCGGATTGGAACTTTAAGTGGATATGAGGCTTTTTATGCTTTTGATGGTTATCTAGATGACTACCGTATTACCAAAGGCGTAGCAAGATACACCAGTAACTTTAATCCGCCTACTTCTGATCTTACTAATACTGTACTAGGCGGTACAGTTGAACTTCGGATGGATGGTACAGATGGGTCTGGGTCTGGATCAACAACTACAGACCTTTCTGACGAGGCTCATACTGGTATTACTTCGACAGACGTGACAGCAGGAACAACTGATGCGGGTGTTACTCGTCCTGATTTATACGGCGGTGCTAAAGGTTACTTAGACTTTACCTCCAGTCAGGCTGGACGTATCGTTACACTTCCGACAACAGTTGATTTAAGTAGCGGAGATTTTACTATAGAGTGTTGGGTGCTATTTGATACAATATCTGATTATAGAAGTTTTATGAGAGGTGGGTCTGGCACGTCTGCCTCGGGTTCGTGGCAATTACAAACATACGGCAGCAAGATTTCTTTCCTTATTGGCGGTGCATCCACCTATAGTATAACTGATAGTAAAACAGTTACAACAAATACTTGGTATCATGTTGCACTAAGCTATGTTTCTAGCACTTACACTATGACTCTTAGTGTAGATGGTGTTGTAACTACCTTGACTGATCAAACAGAATTTAGTAACATGCAGTCTAGTTACCTTGGTGGGTCTGGAACTAATATTGAATTAGGCGCAAATCGGGGCGGTACCGTAAGACATGATGGATTGTTGACTGATGTTAGGTTTACAACAGGAGTAGCACTGTACCCTGATCTCGGACGTACTACACCAATACCCACCGCTGCACTACCCACACCTGTAGCTGGTGCCACAAGACCAACCCGCAAGTGGGGCGGCATGACCGGGCGGTCTATTTTTAATAGTACTACTTTAGATGCAGACTTTGATAGTGTAGTTCTGTTACTGGATGGTGATGGAACTTCTGGTTCAACTACGTTTACGGATAAATCTTCTGCATCACACATAATTACAGTGAATGGTGATACTCAAGTAGATACTACAGTTAAAAAGTTTGGTGCTGGTTCGATTGAATTTGATGGTACTGGTGACTATCTGGACGTTTCTGTAGACGCAAGACTTACTTTCGATGGAGACTTTACTGTAGAGGCTTGGGTATATCCTGACACCGCTGGGGCAAATATGCCTATTATTGACGCCCGTGCTAGTAACATTGCCTATCAGAACTACTATTTCGGTCTTGCAAATGTCGGTGGGACTCTTAGAACAGAAGTAATACTTGCGTCTGGTGCAACTGGTAGAACTGGAACGACTAATGCTGTACCAACAGGGCAATGGTCACATATTGCTTGGGTTAGAAATAGTGGTGTTATAACCACCTATGTAAATGGGGTTGCGGATGCTACAACAAAGACTGACAGCGCTACTTTAACTCCTACTAATTTCAGAATAGGGGCGGCTGTTGGAACACCAAATGCTTATTTTGATGGCTACCTAGATGATATTCGTGTAACCAAAGGCGTAGCAAGATACAGCAGTAGCTTTTTTACCCCACCTACTTCTGCACTCTCTGCTGACGTATCAGATATTACTGGCAGTGATGACGTAGTTCTGTTGCTGGATGGTGATAACAATATCACTGACCGCAGTAGTAGTGGACACACTATGTCATGGCCCGTATCAGCAGCTTATCAAAGCTTCGGCAAGTTTAATCAAGCCTTAGACTTAACCAGCACATATTTAAATGGCCCAACCACAACCGAAACATCAGACTTCCAATTTGGAACGGATGATTTCACACTGGAAAGTTGGATTTATTGGCCTTCTGGAATACCCACAACGGATAAGTGTCTGTTTGATAGTCGGACGGCTGCCAATGACGCCGGACTTGTTTGGTTTTTTCCGGGAAACACTTCTAGCACCCTAGTCCATCGGGTTTATAATAGCGGTGGTCTACGAACTGCTTCATCTGCTGGTTCCCTTTCTTTAAATGCATGGCACCACGTTGCCCTTGTTAGAAAAGGTAATACATTCACATATTTTACAGATGGTCAATCTGTCGGATCATTCACATTTACTGGCTCTGTCAACCAAACAGCATCAAACCCTCTGCGTATCGGCACTAGGGTGGACGCAAATTTCGGCATTCAAGGATATGTTGATGACTTCCGTGTCACCAAAGGTGCAGCACTCTACCCATTCCATCCACCTGCTTCTGCACTACCCACAACTGGTACTGTGACCACCCTCCCCAACACGGGCATCCTCTCACTCGCAGAACACTATCAATCTAAATTATAAATAAGTATTATGAATGAAATAGTACCAAAAAAGGACATTCCCGAAAGTGTCCATTCAAGTTATGATGAAGACTTAGATCTTATTCGTTCTACTCTTCGTGGTCTTCTTATGTCTGGAGAAGAGGGATTAGAACTTGCTCAGAGTGTAGCAAGAGAATCTGAGCATCCACGTGCCATCGAAGTCCTGACAGGTATGATTAAACAACAGGCAGAAAATGCTCATGCGCTACTTGATATGCATAAGCGCAATCAAGATATTAATGTCACTCAGGCAAAAGGTCAGTCTGATGATCAAAGAAGTTTAACTCAAAATGTATTTGTAGGATCCACAGCAGAGTTACAGAAAATGCTGCGTGGAGATACGGAGGTGATTGAACATGATTATGACGGAACTAACCAAGGGAATATTTAAACTCCTTAAAAGACTCATCGGCGAGTCAAGTATTGTATTAGCAATCATTTATACTATCGGGCATATCTTTATTGCCACGATCTGCAACTGGTTAATTACAGGTGCAGCAATGGAGCTAGCGGCTATCGATGCGATTGTAGAACCCATCATTAATGGATTCTGGTTCTATGTACTCCATAAACTAGCAAAGAGATTCTTCAAGAGTGAATGATACATACCTCGGCAATCCGCAGGTTAAGCGGGATGGCGTACAACAAGGATGGACTAAACAGGACATTCAAGAATATCAACGCTGTATGACTGATCCAGTTTACTTTGCCGAAACATACGGTAAAGTCATCTCACTGGATGAAGGATTAGTGCCTTTTAAATTATATCCTTATCAGAAAGAAATGTTTGAGCATTTCAATGATAATAGATTCTCCATCGTATTAGCTTGTCGTCAGTCCGGTAAGTCTATTAGTTCGTGTATGTATATCCTCTGGTACGCTCTGTTTCATCCAGATCAGACGATTGCGATTCTTGCTAACAAAGGCGCTACTGCAAGAGAAATGTTAGCACGTATTACACTGGCATTAGAGAACACCCCATTCTTTTTACAACCCGGAACTAAAGCATTAAATAAAGGCTCTATAGAATTTAGTAATAATTCTCGTATCATCGCTGCAGCGACCTCTGGCTCGTCTATAAGAGGACTCTCAGTCAACTTGCTATTCCTTGATGAGTTTGCGTTTGTAGAGAATGCAGCACAGTTTTATACGTCTACATATCCAGTTATTTCATCAGGTAATACATCTAGAGTAATTATTACTTCTACAGCAAATGGTATCGGCAATATCTTTCATAAAATCTATGAAGGCGCAGTACAGGGTACAAATGAATTTAAACCGTTCCGAGTAGACTGGTGGGATGTTCCTGGTCGTGATGAGCAGTGGAAGGATCAAACCATTGCCAATACTTCAGAGCTTCAGTTTCAACAAGAATTTGGTAACACGTTCTTCGGAACAGGTAATACACTGATCTCTGCCGATGCGCTAATGAACATGAAGGCTAAACCGCCTGTCAGTGTTGGTGACATTAACGTATATAAAGAACCTAAAGCAAATCATGATTATATTATGACAGTAGATGTAGCAAAAGGTCGTGGTCAAGATTATTCTACATTTAATATTATTGACATTTCCACAAATCCATTTAAACAGGTTGCTTGCTATAGAAATAATTTAATCTCGCCTATTCTTTTCCCAGATATTATTCATAAATGGGCAAAACGATATAATGAAGCATATGTCATTATCGAATCTAATGATCAGGGTGCAGTAGTTGCTAATGGTTTATACTATGATATTGAATATGAAAATATGCATGTAGAGTCTATGATTAAAGCAGGTGCGATTGGCATGACTATGAATCGTAAAGTCAAACGTATTGGTTGCTCTAATCTCAAAGACTTAATTGAAGAAAAACGATTACATATTGTAGATTTACAAACAATTACAGAATGCTCTACTTTCGAAGCAAGAGGTAATTCCTTTGAAGCATCAGATGGCAATCATGATGATCTAGTAATGAATCTAGTTATGTTTGCATGGTATGTAGGAACAGAAGCATTTTCAAATCAAACTGATATGACAATGAAACAAATGCTATATGAAGAGAAGATGAAAGCGATCGAAGATGATATTACACCAGTAGGTATTATTGATGATGGTGTAGAAACAGAAAAATCTGAAACAATAGGCGGTGACGTTTGGTTCGAACAAAGAACAGATTTATTCTAAAAATATGATATTTATAAATATTATCGTTGTTTGAAAGAACCTTATAATGAATAACTTATCATTCAATTCAAACGAAAAGAGGAAGACTCATGGCTTTTTTCACGCCTTCGCTGTCTCCAGCTGTAGTAACCCGTGAGATTGATCTCACCGGAATTGTACCAAACGTAGGCACCACAACTGGTGTATTCGTTGGTAACTATCGTTGGGGTCCAGTCGATAAACCTACACTTGTGGACAACGAAGCGAGACTCGTTTCCTTGTTTGCCACTCCAGATACAAATAACTCGGTAGATTTTCATACTGCCACACACTTTACAAAGTACTCTAACCAACTTCTGAACATTCGTGCAGTAACAAGTGCAGCAAAGAATGCTTACCACACTGATGCCGGATTTGCTTCTGGTCGTACAGCAAGGTTGGTTAAGAATGACACAGACTTTGATAACCAACGTTCTGCAATGGATTCTGATTTACATGGTTTCGTTGGTAAATATCCTGGTTCACTGGGCAACTCCCTTCAAGTTCAACTTTGCTCCTTTGACACCGGCGACTCTGCATTTACAGACTGGTCTCTGAGAACCAGCTTTGATGCTGCTCCTGGTACATCTGCCTATCTCGCAGGAAAGAACGGATCAAACGATGAAGTTCACGTTGCTGTTGTAGACCAAGATGGTCTGTTCTCTGGCACGAAGGGCGAGGTTCTTGAGACATTCCCGTTCCTTTCCTTAGCAAGAGACGCAAAGAATGCAGACGGATCCACTAACTATATTGCTGATGTATTAAATAATCAATCGAAATATGTTTGGCTTGTAGATGCAGCTAACATTGACTCTGACTACTCCGCAGCTGGAGCTGGTACAGATGCAGCTGACTCTGGCGATAACTATGCTCTGATTGCTTCTGCACAAGGTGTAAAGACTATCAGCATGGTCAGTGGTGCTAACTCTGGCGCTCTGGGTACTTCCGAGTACGCTACTGCCTTTGATCTGATCGAAGATGTAGATACGTATCAGGTAGACTTCCTGATTGCACCACCAGTAACTGCTACGTCCGGCGCAAACAGCACTGCAGATACGATCATTACTGATTTGAATAATATTGCTGCTACAACTCGTAAAGACTGTGTTGTAGTTGCTTCCCCACCAAAAGCAGCAGTGATTAATACAACTACTCCGGTAGATGATACGGTTACTTTTGCGAATCTGCTTCCATCTAGTTCCTATCTGTTCCTCGATAATAACTACATCAAGGTATTCGATAAGTACAACGATGAATATATCAACATTCCAGCAAACTCTTCTACTGCAGGACTAATGGCTCAATCGGATCAGGAAACTGCTCCTTGGTACTCGCCAGCTGGTCTGAGAAGAGGTCAGTATTTTGGTGCTGTAGATATCGCTCACTCGCCAACTAAAGCGCAGAGAGATACACTCTACAGAGCGAATGTTAACCCAATTGCCAACATTCCTGGTGCTGGTATTACTCTGTTTGGCGATAAGACAATGCTGCGTCGTCCTTCGGCATTTGACCGAATCAACGTTCGCCGCCTGTTCCTTACTCTGGAAAGAGCAATTGCAAGAGCAGCAAAATCTGTACTGTTTGAATTCAACGATGAATTTACCAGAGCAGAGTTTGTGAATATTGTAGAACCTTTCCTGAGAGAAGTAAAAGGTCGCCGTGGTATCACTGATTTCCGTGTTGTCTGTGACGAAACAAACAACACCCCAGAAATCATTGACCGTAATGAGTTCATTGCTACTATCTTCATTAAGCCTGCACGTTCTATCAACTTCATCACACTGAACTTTGTTGCTGTTAGAACTGGCGTAGACTTTGAAGAAGTAGTCGGACAGCAATTCTAGAACCGCTAAACTAAGGAGATAAAAGAATGGCTATTTTAGGAGTCGATGACTTCAAGGCAATACTGAA